AGTATACACTGATATGGCACCCTATGTTAAAGAAACTCCATCCTCTATGGAATGAAATGTAGGTATTTATACTCCTACGGGTGCCTCCTAATATCGCAGCGTGTGAGCAATTGGCCGCTCAGAAGGTTCATATCCTTTTCCATGCAGGTTCGAGTCCTGTCGCTGCAACCAGAATATAGGGTATCGCCAAGTGACTAAGGCGTGAGGTCGCTCCTCAGATCGTTGGTTTGATCCCAACTACCCTGTACAAACAACACGGCCTCCCTCACGAAAGTGCTGCGGAGGTTCTTTTACATGTATCTCTAGCTCAATTGGCAGAGCAACGGTCTCCAAAACCGTAGGTTCAAGGTTCGACTCCTTGGTGGTACCCCAGTTATTAATTATATAGAAAGAATACTCATGACCGACCAGTCAAGTATTTTCGGACAAACAGATTCGCAGACCCCTGCAAATACCGGTATCTCTAGCATTGATACCAACGCTCCCAATATTGACCCTGTTGCTAACCTGCTTGGATCAATTAAGAATGAGCGAGGAGAACAGAAGTATAAGACTATCGAGGAGGCAATGGTTGCACTCCGACACTCGCAAGAATACATTCCTCAATTGACGCATAAGCTGTCAGAGAAGGACGCTGAATTATCATCCGCAAGGGCGGAGGCTGCACGTATTGCTGAACTCGAAAGGTCTTTAGCTGCTCTCACTCAGTCTCAATCACCTAACCAGTCTACCGCTGCTCAGGGATTGACGAAAGAGGATGTTGCTGAACTCGTTAATCAAACTCTTACACGCCAACAAACTGAATCTGTTCAAAAGAACAATGTAGGTAAAGTGGTTCAAGATATGGTTAAACAATATGGCGCGGATGCTCAAAAGACATACGAAGCCAAAGCCGCTGAATTAGGGATGACTGTGCAACAGCTTAATACGCTTGCTGCATCTACTCCTCAGGCGGTGTTACGATTGATGGGTGTTTCCGGGGCTACCCAGCCTAAGGAGCAAGCACCTGCTACTCAGTTCAACTCCGAGGCATTCCAGCCTCAAGAAAACTCATTCATTGGTCGGAATCCTAAGCCGGTTATGATTGGCGCTACATCCCAAGACATTAAAGAAGAAGCAATTCGTTCTAAGAAGATGGTCGAGGAGCTGCATGCCCAAGGTAAATCGGTTCATGATCTGACTGATCCTAAACTATTCTTTAAATATTTCAAGTAAGAAAGCAACTAAATGGCTCAAAATCGTGCTAATAGCACCGCATTCATCGAAGCAGAGCAATACTCCTCGATGATTCTGCGGAACCTTACGGACGGCCTGCTGCCCGGTTCGTATTTCCGTAATGTCTCGGACTTTGGTTCGGGCAATACTCTCCACATCAAAACTGTCGGCTCTGTTAATATTCAAGATGGTGCTGAAGAAGTACCGTTTGATTACACGCCTATCGAGTCTGGTGAAGTGCTCCTCACCATTACCGATTATGTCGGCGATGCTTGGTATGTTACTGACGAACTCCGTGAAGATGGCTCCCAAATTGAAGCCCTTCTGGCAGCTCGTAGCACGGAATCTACTCGTGCAATTCAGGAAACGTTCGAGTCTCGCTTTTTGCGTCGTGCTAACACCTCGCAAGTGAACGCTTCTGCCAACCTGATTAACGGCTTCCCTCACCGTATCGCTTCCACTGTTGCTACGGCAGGCAGTGAGAACACCGCTACGCTGGATGCCTTCATCCGCATGAAGCTGGCCTTCGACAAGGCTAATGTCCCTATGGCTGGTCGTATCGCTATCGTTGACCCTGTTGTGGCATCGACTCTCGATCGTCAGGTTTCTATTGGTCGTGACGTTACGGCATTCGGTCAGAAGATTCTGGAAGGCGGCTTTGACCGTGACCACCAGTTCCTGATGAACCTGTATGGCTGGAACATCATCACGTCTAACCGCCTCGATCAAGGCACTTTCAGCGATGGTACTACCAACGTTGTAGGCGCTGTTGCTAACGTGTTCATGAGCCTCGCTGATGACAATACCAAGCCTATTATGGCTGCATGGCGTCGGATGCCTAAGGTTGAGGGTGAGCGCAATAAAGACCTCCGCCGCGACGAATTCGTTACCTCCGCTCGTTGGGGCTTCGGTACGCAACGTGTTGATACGCTGGGTATCTACATCACTTCGGCTACCAAAGTCTAATAAGGAATAACTAATATGCCATTCGAAAATACTGCCGGTCTCGGCGTAAACAACCAATACGGTATTCGCGATACCGGCAACACTGTAGGTGTTGAGACGGATAAAGACTCCGTACACACGATGAGCGTGGCCTTCACTGGCCGTAGCCTGAATGAGACTTTCCTGTCTCCTTTCGTGCTACCTCGTGGTGCTAAGGTTCTCCGCTACTTGCTGCGTGTTGATCAAGCTTTTACCATGACGGGTACGACTCCCACGGTGATCTTCGGGGGCGCTGCTCCTGCTACCAATGGTGTCGCTCTTTCAGATGTTGAGCTGGCTACTGTCGGCACTAAGACACCAGCCTCTGCTGGTACAGGCACTTGGGGTGTGTCTTCTACCACTGGCACCACGGCTGCTGAACGGGTTGGCAAAGCACTCGGCGGCACCGCTCCTGTTGTCGTTGGGACTGCTGGCAAAGCAACCTTGCTGGTTGAATACATCTTCAAGACTAAAGTCTAATTGAAGAACCGAATAAGGAGACATGCTCAAAAGGTGTGTCTCCTTTTTTTTCGTTTGAACTAGGATAGACTATGGCAAATATACAACATCGTGATATTCCTGAGAGCCAGCTCCACGAGCCTAAGGGATTAACTACTGCTCCAGCAGGCTCGGTATACGTAGCAACTGGACTGGCTACAGCTACATGGCGGAGGATGGGAGTTGACACACTCCAAGGTCTTACAGGGGATGGTGGCATCGCTGGAAGGCGTCTAGTAACCAATGGCTCGCAAGGCTTTAACCTGATTGCAGATGCAGCTTATGGTACAGCATCAATCACCTCCAACACAATCAACTTCACCACTGTAGCTGCTGTTGACGCTACATTGAAAACTGCAGCTCAGTTCCAGCTCCTTACCGGCACTGGCGCTCCTTGGGCATCAGCCAACCTTTTTAATACTTCGTTTAGCGTAGACCGCCTGACAGCCCTTGTCACCGGTATGTATCGTATTGACCTGAGCATGAGCGTTAAAGCTTTCCCTACCGCCTCAGCTAAGCTTGCAACCAAGTTCTGCGTAAACGGTACAGTTTTCTCTGAGCGTAATCATATTGCTAAGAGCAACGCGGCTGGAGACGAGGAGCAGCTATCAGGCTTCCTTATTCGCTCTCTGAATGCTAATGACTTCGTGCAAGTGTTTGTTGCATGCTCAGCCGCTGGCAGCTTGCTAGTGAACGATGCAGACTTCACGCTCACTCTGATTAAGGCAACGTAATGAAAAAGACATTACTGGAAATGACTCAGGACATTCTCACTGAAATGGACAGTGATGAAGTTAATCATATTGACGATACGGTGGAGAGTCAGTCAGTAGCAACGATCATCAAGAATTGCTACTATGAGATTCTAAGCAATCGCAACTGGCCCCACATGAAGAAGCTTGTGCAGCTTGAGTCCTCTAACGAGGTAACCAAGCCTAACTACCTGAAGCTTCCTGAGAACCTTAAAGAGCTTAGCTTGTTCAAGTATGACAAGGCTAAAGAGGGTAGCTTCTCCACAGCGTACCATGATGTACACTATCGTGAGCCTGAAGCCTTCCTCCGGCTTGTCAGCTCCCGTAACCTGTCCAATAACGATACCACCCTCGTTACTGACTTCAGCGGCGTAACGATGTATATCAAGAACAATCAAGCTCCGGCCTACTGGACTAGCTTTGATGATGTTTACATTGTGACAAGCTCGTATGACAAGCAGCAGGATGACACGCTCCAGAAGAGCCGTAGTCAAGCCATAGCCTATCTGTTCCCTGAATGGGAGCATGTGGATATGTATATCCCTGACCTGCCTGCTGAAGCATTCTCGCTGCTGGAAGAAGAAGCCAAGAGTACGGCATTCTTCACACTGAAGCAGATGCCTAATCAAAAGGCTGAGCAGAAGGCTACACGACAGAATCGTTGGTTGTCTCGTAAAGCATGGCGGGCTGAAGGTGGAGTGAAATTTTATAACTATGGACGAAAAGGCAGGAAATAATGAGTTCAGCTTACATGGACGATTACAACGGATATCAGGTTAAGCCACACAAGGACACTCCTTCCCATTATGTTATTGTAACAGCCGGGAAGGGCGGGAAAATTCCTGATATTCTCTCCGGTATGTTTACAACCAAGCAGATAGCTAAGAAGGCTATAGACGCTTATTTGCTTGGCAAGCCTAAAAAGGAAACTAACAATGGCGAAGAAGTCAATAAAGGTTGAAGTCAATAACTTCGTCCAAGGGTTAATCACGGAGGCTAGTCCTCTGAACTTCCCACCTAATGCCACGGTGGACGAGAGTAATTTCGTATTGAATAGGGATGGTACTCGCAATCGTAGGCTTGGTATGGATTTGGATAATGCCTTTGCATACATCCCTTCCAGCATGTCTGTGCAGGACATGGAGAAGAACCCTGTTGCTCCTTTCAAATGGACGAACGTAGCTGGTAACTCAGCACTCAACTTCCTTGCTGTCCAGAGTGGGCTGCAATTGATGATCTTCGATTTGGGTGTAGACAACCTCTCTGCCGACGGATTGATTGGCAACCTCTCGCTGGGGACGGTAGGCTTTACCAATGTAACGCCCTTCTCGTATGCCTCAGTGGACGGTAAGCTGATTGTAGCTGGTGGGTCATACAACATTGCTATCATTAGCTACAAGGATGGTCTGTTCGATACAGTGACCAAGCCTCTGCTAGTCAGGGATGTATGGGGTCTTCAGGTGAAGGAAGATAATCGTTATGAGACGGACAATCAATTCCGTGGCATCACAGCTTCTCCACATAGCAGCCATCGCTACAACCTGTACAATCAATCGTGGGGCATTCCCCGCAAGACACCATTCAATGTATTTGAAGACCCTGTAAGCGTCTACTCTACCCTTGGCAAGTATCCCAGCAATTCAGAGACTGTCTGGCCGGGTATGCAATTCAAGCCCGTTGCAGCAGGTAATCCTCCTGAGGAGCTGATGTACGTAGAGCTGTATGAGCAAGCCTTCGGTAGTGA